CTTAAAGGTGGCAAGGGCGGCAAAGGCGGTAAAACCGTTGCTGATATGAAATCGGTGGGACGTAATTTGGCAAAAGTTGCAGCAAAAAAACGGGGTTAATTATGGCTACATTCAGCAAAAAGATGATGGGCAAAGAGGTTGGTTCGGCCAGCATTTACGCCAAGCCCCATACCATGACTGGCGGTCCTGTTACAGAGACAAAAGTCAAAGACCCAAACACTTTGAACGCGAAACAAGTTAGCCCACGCACTGTCGCTATGCGCGTCAGCGCAGGTGATCCCGGTGCTGATGATGTTAAGACTAGCGGCATTAAGATGCGCGGCACTGGTTGCGCTACTAAAGGTCTGATGTCACGAGGCCCAATGGCATGAACTACGCGGCTCTGAGCGCGGCTATCCAGTCGTACACTGAGAACTATGAAACCGATTTCATAGCGAACATTCCTGTCTTCGTAGCACAGGCAGAGCAGCGCATTTACAACATGGTGCAGTTTCCGTCACTGCGCAAAAACATGACGGGGACGGTTACCTCAACAACACCTTACCTTTCTGCACCCAACGATTACTTGGCCACGTATTCTTTGGCGGTTGTTGACGCAAGTGGAAACTACGAGTACTTGCTGAACAAAGATGTGAATTTTATCCGTCAGGCGTACCCCAAGGCTTCTGATACGGGGCTTCCAAGGTATTACGCTTTGTTTGGCCCAACAGTATCCAGTAGTACCATCACCACAGAGTTATCTTTTATAGTGGGGCCAAAGCCTGATGCTAACTACACAGTTGAGCTTCACTTTTTCTATTACCCCGAGTCCATTGTCACGGCCAGCACGACATGGCTTGGCGACAACTTTGATACCGTTCTTCTGTATGGCTCATTGGTTGACGCCTACACGGTTATGAAGGGCGAGACCGACATGTTTGCTCTGTATGACCGCAAGTACAAAGAAGCGCTTATGTTGGCTAAACGTCTGGGTGATGGTCTGGAGCGTCAAGATGCCTATAGGTCTGGTCAATATAGACAGGCGGTGACTTAATGCTTACGCAAACCGCTACAAACACTTTTAAAACAGGGCTGATGACAGGCACGTATAACTTTAATACGGATGCGTTTAAGATTGCCTTGTATACGGCTAACGCTTCTTTAGATGCGACCACCACGGTTTATACAGCTACCGACGAAATTACTGGTACTGGATACACGGCTGGCGGTCAGAGCCTGACGGTGACAACAATCCCCACAACGGGCAGTTCTGGTAATGTGGCCTATATCTCGTTTGCCAATACATCTTGGACAGGCGCACTTACCGCTCGTGGCGCGTTAATTTATGATGTAACCAACGGAAACAAAACTGTTTGCATCCTAGATTTTGGCTCTGATAAGACTTCTACAACTACATTTACCGTGCAGTTTCCTGCGGCTACAAACACTTCAGCAATCATAAGGATCGCGTAATGGCTATTGTTACCACCACCAAAGGCGACATGGACGATTCTCTTCTTGAGAAAAAAGAAGGTTCCGTTGATAATGACGTTGAATTCACAACTTGGACTGAATACTGGTTAGATGGTGAACTTGTCCACCGTTCAGCGCATGTATCGCTAAAGACTTCCCCTTTCTCTGACCTCGTAGCCGCTTCACTGGCATAAAGGAATACCAAATGAGTAATACCCAATCAATGTGCACCTCTTTCATGGGTGAGTTAATGCTCGGTCAGCACCAGCTTGGCACTTCAACTATCGTATCCCGTGGTAGTTTGACAGCACCAACTACTGATACTGTCAAGGCGGCGTTGTATCTGGCTTCCGCCACTGTCAATGCGAGTACCACAGTGTATTCGGCAACAGGTGAAGTGTCAGGTACAGGCTACACTGCTGGCGGCGTTACGGTCACCAACGCCACAACTCCTACATCTACAAACAGCAGTTCAACTGCTGGTGTGGCTTATTGGACGCCTTCAGCTTCTGTTGTTTATACAACAGTGACACTAGCCACCGCGTTTGATACGGTTTTGTTTTATAACAGCACTCAGTCAAACAAAGCCATTAGCGTTCATACGTTTGGTTCACAGACCATTACGGCGGGCACGTTTACATTGACCATGCCGTCCAACACGACATCCACAGCCTTGCTGCGCTTGTCTACAACCTGATAGGTTGTTATGGCGACGGGATGGGGCGACGGCGCTTGGGGTAGCGGAACTTGGGGCGGCTCTGTGCCGCTCACGGTGGCTTTGTCAGGTGTCGAGGCTTCTGGGGTAACAGGATCGGTTGTTGCAAACGGCACCACCGCTTTGAGCGGTGTGTTGGCAAGTGGGTTTACAGGCACGGTTGTTGGAGCAAAGGATTTTGCACTGACGGGCGTAGCGGCTTCTGGGGCTGTAGGTACAGTAGTGCCAAGTGCTTCGGAAGGTGAGGACGGCACATTTGCCTCTGGATTGGTTGGGAGCGTAGGACTTAGCCTAACGCTGGCGTTGACGGGTGTTAACGCTTCGGGATTGTTGGGAACTACGGCGGTTGGTAAGACGGTTGATTTGACGGGGAACGATGCAACAGGCGCAGTGGGCGCGGTGGTGGTTCCTCTTGGTGGTAACGTAGCAACGGGTGCTGTTGGATCGGTTATTCAAAGCATTACGATTGCGTTGACTGGTGTAGGAGCGCAAGGATTTGCTGGTACAGTTTCCATGACCGGGCGGGGCGCAACCCTGACGGGCGATGTAGCATCAGGATCATTAGGGACTATGGGTGTGTTTTACTGGAGTTTAATTGATGACAGCGAGACAGCAAACTGGCAGAATGTCAATACCGCGCAAACCCCCGGCTGGTCGGTTTTAAATACGCAATAAGGGTTTTTCATGACTACAGCATACTCATCACTCCTTGGCTTGGCACTGCCAGTCACAGGAGAACTCTCCGGTACATGGGGAGACATGGTTGACAACGGCATCACGCAGTACGTTGATATTTCTGTTGCCGGGACGGTTACGTTGACAAACGATGGGGCAGTAACGCTGTCCAATACCAATGGAACAAGTGCTGCAACCAACATCGTATCAAGTTTGACAGGCGCGGGCACAGCATCAGCGCAATTTGCCATCATCAAGGTTACGGGCACACTGACCACGCCCAAGGTTATTACTGCACCATCTACCAGTAAGACTTTCCTGATTGTTAACTCTGCTACGGGCAGCACGGTTACTTTGAAGGCCAGTGGGCAGACGGGTATTTCCATAGCTGTAGCTGAGACAGCCCTTGCGTATTTCAATGGTACGGACTACGTTAAAGTTTCCTCGACAGTAAGTTCAACTAACGTGGCGTCAATTACATTTGGCTCGACAGGCTTAACTCCTTCTACAGCCACCACAGGCGCAGTATCAGTTGCAGGGACATTGGCAAACACCAACGGCGGTACGGGTCAATCAAGCGCGTTTACACAGTACGGCATAACATACGCCAGCACCACAACAGTTTTGGCGACTACTGCGGCGGGTACATCAACCACCGTTCTGCACGGTAACGCCTCGGGTGCTCCGACATTTGGCGCAGTCTCACTGACCGCTGATGTGTCTGGAACCTTGCCTGTCGCTAACGGCGGTACTGGCCTCACAACTCTTACTGCTGGCTATATCCCCTACGGTAACGGCACATCGGCATTTGGCAACGAATCCAATCTGTCTTATGACGCTACAAACAACCGCCTAAGTGTGGTTGGTACGGGTTACAGTCCCAACATTGCTCTGACAGATGCCGCCACAATTGCTTGGGACACAACTACAGGTCAAGTGGCTACGTTTACCTTCGTGTCCACAAACAGGACGATGGGAGCGCCTACAGGTCTTGTGTCTGGTGCTTTTTATGCTTTGGCTGTGATCCAAAACGCTGGTAGCAACACGCTGACATGGAACAGCGTGTTCAAGTGGGCTAACGGCACTGCGCCAACACTGTCCACTGCGGCAGCGGCACAAGACTACTTTGTGTTCCGCAGCAACGGCACAAACCTATATGAACAAGGCCGTTCGCAGGGGGTGGCATGACCTTTCCCGTCTTCTCGGCTGGCACAAGCGCATACAACTTAACTCGTTCTTTGCGGTTTCGCTCTAGCGCAAGTGCGTATTTGAGCAGGACGCCAGCAAGTGCATCAAACCGCACGACATGGACATGGAGTGGGTGGGTTAAACGGGGAGCAATCAGCTCGGCAACAATGGGCATTTTTGGTGTTGACGGATCAACATCTTACATGTTCATGATATTTAACAACAGTGGGTCAAACAATGAGTTGGACTGCGGAGAAGTTGCAACAACCCAACAATGGCGCAGAATTACCACACAAGTTTTTCGTGATCCATCTGCTTGGTATCATCTTGTTTTGGCATTTGATTCAACGCAAGCAACAGCGGCAAACCGTGTCAAAATTTATGTCAATGGAACGCAAGTAACTTCTTTT